CGTTGAGGCGTTGAGCAGGTTGACGGAGTCGCACAGCAAGATAACCTGCTGACCAGCGGGAACGGTCGCCGTTGCACCACCAGAGCCGGTGGTGAACGTGATCTGATACCCGGATCCACCGCCATCGGTCTGATTGGTGATGTAGTAAACCTGAACCGTCTGCGGCAAGGTGACCGTCACGTTGCCAGAGAGTGTGCCGGTGTACTTCTGCACCACGTTGGATGCTTCCGACGAGGTCAGGGTGTACGAGCCAGAAACAACCGCTTTGGTCAACTGCGTGAAGTTGAACTGCGTGCTGCGACCCAGGCCTACCGTGTAGAAGGCGCTCCCAGAGCAGACAATGAAAGCCGAATCAGACGGCTGCAAGGAAATGCTCGCAAGGCCGTTGATCAGGCCCGAAGCCGGGCTGACAGCCAAGGCCCCGGTTCCGCTGTTGCGGATCATCAGGAACCAATCGTTGCCAAGGGTCGATGCACCCGTCAGGCTCAAGGTTCCAGATCCGCCCGTCCAAACGTAGGAGGCCGCCCTGTCAGAAGCCACAGCCGTATAGTTGGACGAGAACGTCTGAACCGTATGGGACTGATTGAGGGTCGTAGACAGAGCCTTGAGGCCATACCCCGCCAGGGTTGAAGCATCTGCGCTTGAGCTTCCCACGCCAAAGGAAATGACCCCCCAGGTGCCCGATTCAGTGGCATTGCTGGTGATGTAGATGTACTTGGCCTCGCCAGAAGCCACAGCAATGATGGTGTTGCCGTTGTAGTCGGCCACCGTGAAGGTGGTAGCACCGACGTTGCGGATCAGCGCGTCCTGACCGACAGAGGCCTGATTGGCCGGCGGCATCTTGAGCAGCAGGCTGCCCGCCGTGGCCGTGACGTTCATGATCCTGGCGGCAGCATTGTCCGTGTCGCTGCCATTGATCGGCCAGGACAGGGTCGTGGTGACGCTCAGGGTAATGGCACGGAACGATACGTCCGTCGGCTGGATCACCTGACCGGTGAAAGGGCTGGTAAAGCTCATGAATCCCTCACAATCGCCTGACGGTCAGCCACCCTGGTGATGTTCTCTTCCTTCAGGACTTGGATGATGCGGTCGTAGTTACCCTGCCACATTGGCATGCGCTCGTCGTTCTTGAGGAACGGCATGGCCTGGAGCAGGGAGCCATAAAGCAGCGCCTGGGGGGCGTACTGCGTGAACCAGTTGGACTGGTTGCTGGAGTCAAGAGGCTGCAAACGCTCGTAGTACAGCACCTCGTAGTTGTACGCAACGTCAGGCGTCGGGCCGATCAGCCAGTGCTCGTAATCGTAGTCGCAGAAGAACTTCGGGGCCGCCTCCTGAGCGGGATCCGGCCAATACTCTCGGATGTACTCGTAGGCGCGGATGAGCACGGGCTGGCGCTTGCCATCGACCGTGACGTTCATAGAGACAGTTTTTCTCCAACGCGCAGGCTTGGCGATCACGTTTTCGCCCTGCACCATCTGGCTGGTGACCACTTGCAGATTGCCAAGGAACTTCAGATCGGCGGCAATGATCTGCTCCGCCAGCATGATGAACTGGGGGATCTTGTCAAGGGTGGCCTGATCGGTACGCTCCAGATACGACTGGATGTCCTCGACCAAGCTGTCGTATGTCATGACTGCGGCTACGGTCATCACCACACCTTCTTCTTGATAGATTCTGGCTGCGGGACAAATTGCTTGCCCTGTCGCATGCCTTCTCTTTTGGCTCGCGTTGTTGCCGCGTATTCAGAAGGTGTTAACTTCTCTCGTGCCTTTTTGGGCAGATACCGCTCGCCGGTTGCTTGGGATCCCTGCGTGGACGGCTTTCCAGACTTCGTTCCCCAGTCCTCTTTCGTCCACTGTGAGAGCGAATTATCCGCCTTCTTGGGGCCTTTGTAACCCCCCCCAGAAGATTTGTACTTCTGCGTGGCAAGCTGGGCCTTCCTGGCGCTCCATTGCCCAGGAGAGCCGCCTTTCCCGCTGGCTTTGACCTGGGAGACGATCCTGTCCCATTTTGCCGGGTCTGTCTTCTTTGCCGTGCTCATGATAGGAAAAGGGCCCTTTCGTCTTTGCGGCGCTTGTCCAGCCCTGGCAGCACTTTACCGCCGCCTTTGTTCCAGAGCAAGAAGGCGTCTGCTGCGCCTTCCCAATCGCCCCGGTTTGCTTTGATGCGGATGCTGCTGCGCTGGAGATTGCCTAGCCCGAAATTAAAGGAAATACTGACCAGAGCGTCAAAGCGGCCTTGACTGCCAACACTGCCGGGCACAAGTCGAAAAACACCACGTTCAAAACTTGCGACATCCGCGTCGAAGAGATCATTAATTTCCTGCTTGGACCAGACACGGTTGTCCTCCGGTTTCAATGGGTACTCCCTACGGATCATGGGAATGTCGGCCTGGGTCTTGCCTTCTGGCCGCATCATCGGCAGGCGAATCTGCTCCTGATACAGCACATGGCCGTAGCCAATCGTCCAGATGTGAGCTGGGCACAGGTAGGGGCGGTTGCGGTAGCCCTCATACCTGTGCATCAAGTCAGCGCCGACCTTGCTGAGTTTCACTTCTTGTTCCAGTTGCGAGAGCCGAACCAAAAGCCAATTATGCCGCCAAGCATAGCCATTTCATCCGGGCTGAAGATGATGTCCGAGTAGCGCAGCACATCGTCCATACTCTTGATCATGCCAGGGTTCGTGTACAGGTAGTAGCACAGGAACAGGTTGATCAGCACCAATTCAATCACGAAGATGTACGTCACCGTCGGACGCACAGTCCCGACGTAACTGGCAACCCACTTGTGCGCCCTGTCCAGAATCTTCTCGTCGTGCTTGAGCGCTGCTTCCGTCATCTGCGCCTCGGTCTGCATCATGACTTGATCCGTGCGAATCTCCTCGATGCGCTGCTGCGCGGCGTAACCTTGTGCAGCCAGAGCCAACTCGCGCTCGTTTTGCATCCGGGCCAGTGCAAGCTCATGTTTCTGATCGGCCTTGTTTTGGAAGTATTCAAGCAATTTGGGCAGGCCAGAAATAAGCAGGCCGCCGAGGGTAGAGATAAGGGACAACATACTATTTTCCTTGTGCCGTGGCTTCCACGATGAACCAAACAGTTGCGCCGATCACGACGAGCACAACCAACGCGCCGATCAAAATAACGAACAACTCATCCAACTCCTGCTGCCGTTTCTTTGCGGCTTCTTTCTTTCTGCGCGCTGCATGTGCAGCATCTGCTTCCATCCTTTGCGCCCTGGCTGCAATTCTGGCCCAGACGTCCATCTTGTTCGCCTGGAAAAACAGCATCTTGATCTGATTCTCGAACTCCTTGGCCTGCTCCACTGCAAGCTCCAGCTCAAGCGCCTTACCCAATGCACTACCCTTAAACTCACCCTGCTGTGATCGTTGAACTACTTCAATCGCATCGGCTTTGGCATCGAAATACTTGCCCAACACGGGCCCGAGCGATGTCACATCATCGACCGTTGCGGCGACCTTTTTGACAAGCTCAACCGCCGACGATATTGCAGCAAGGGCGCTTATCGGGTCGATCATATGCGCTCACTTCTTGCCGAGTTTTTCGCGCTCTTCAAGAAGCCTCACTTTTACCTGCAACTCGTTGATGTGCTGCATCAACTGTTCTTTCTGTATGGCCCTGCGCTCGGCGCTGATCGGGCTATCAGTCGGGATGCCCTCTTTGGTGATGAGAGCAGGCATCTGCCCCTCAATTTTCGTCAGGCGCTCGGAGAAGGATGCAACCTGTCCCAGCAGCCAAGCCAGTGCAGCCACCACAATCGGGATTACAGCCTTCAATACATCAGACCATGCCATGATGACTCCTCACTTGTCCATCTTGTGATCGAGCTTGTTGAAGATCTGCTTGCAGATGTCCTTGATTTCGTCGATGTCGCGGTGATAGTCGTCTTTTGAGATGTAGTTGTGCGGCATCTCCCGAACATCCTTGTCCAGGCGTTCAATCGCCTTGGTGATGTTGTTCAAGACCCAGCCGCCAAAAAAGGCGGCGATTCCAACAATCACGTTGAATATCGCCTGCGTTTCCATCAAATCCTCAATGAGGCTGCTCTTCCAGAGACTGCTGGAGCATCTTCAGGAATGCATCCTTGCCGACTCGAAGTTGATCAAATTGAAACTGACAAGAAGCAATTTTTCTGTCCAAGTCCACACAATGATCAAGCAACATCTTTTGCTCCTGTGTGAAGTTGTCCAGCCTGTATTCCTTGCCTTCAATGCTTACGGTCTGGGGCTCTTTGTTGTTGCCCATAGCGTATCTCCCAAAATCCACCATCAGAGGCTGGTGGGCTGCCTTACCGGTAAAACCGGCAATCCCGAATATGGAGCAACGCTACCATTCACTCATAAAGGATGTTGATGGAGCCAGCGTCGAAGGTGTCAGTGCCGTTGAGCGTGGTGATGCGAACGCGGTCAAGGGTGCCACCGAGCGCAAGCGAGCCGTTTGTGAAATATGTGCCCGCCCCGTCTGATCGACCGACACTGCCAGCAGCAGCCCAAGTATTACCTGTCTGCAAAGTTAATACAATACTCCCGTGGACAATAAGAGCCGCCGACCAATTCGATGTGTTTACACCAATGCCGAAACCCGATGTAAATACTGTAGATGAGCCGGTAGCAGCATTGATAATGTTAGAACTGCTCCCCAAATACCCCGAAGTAGTAACACTTCCTGCGCCAATTTGAATCTGCGGTGGGGAGGTGCCATTGGTGGAAACGCCTACCAACATCACCGTGATCCGACGCACCCACGATGGGATGCCGGTAAAGTCAATCGACGTACCAGAGGTCGATGCTTGCGAAGTGCCCGCGACGAGCGGATAAAGATTGGTTGCCACCCCGCTGGCTTGAATCGCCCCGGTTGCGCTGATTGCGCCTGCGACATCCAACTTTACTGCTGGTGTGCTTGTTCCAATGCCGACGTTCCCCGAAGCAATTACGGTGACGTTGGTCGTGCCGTTGTTTTGCAGGGCAAGGATGCCGTCGTTGGCACCAGAGGTCTTCAGACCTGCGGAGCCGGATACGACTCCGTTGTCGCTGTTGATGATTGCGGGCATTTTTTACTCCTTGTCAGCAGGCAGTGGCTGGTTGCCTTCGGCGACCCACGCGAGGTACTTCTGGTAGTCGGTGTTGGCCGGGTCAAAGGGGATGAAGGCGCTGTCGGACAGACGTTTTACCATCTGCGATGGGGCGGCTTCATTGATTGGCTTAACAATTTGGTACATGATTAAAGCTCAATTGCTGCGGTTGCTTGAATGTAATAGCCGTTACCTGACGTAGTATTCGTTGAGCCTAGTATGCTTGCGCTCTGATCTCCGCTGCCCAGAATGGACGCCGTTGGCGAACTTGGATTCGGAGTCCAGTTTGCGTTTGCTGCCGATGGATTGAATGTAGTAATCGTAGGTACAGCGCGCATTGTTACTGGAAAACTCCAAATGGCGAGTATTGACAAACCTGTAGCCGGTGCCACAGCGACAATAGCGCCGCTTGTTCCAGCGTTTTGCGCCGGGGCAACAGACTGAGAGAAGGTCTTGGCGTAATACCGCTGGCACATAATCAACTCACGCCCGTAGTCCCTGAAATCAAACGATGTGGCGACAGAGCCGCGCTCTAGTTGGACGCCGGTGATGTAGAAGGTGGCTCCGTTGGTGCCGACGACAGAGGTTGCGCCAGTGGCTGAAGTGAAATAAGAGCCAGCCCAAGACCCTGCTGTGCCGGATTTTGTCGATCCAACTCCGAGGCCAAAATAAACCGTAATGCCAGTGCTATTGGTTGTTAACCATGTA